AGTACGTTCTCATAGGGATAAGTAACCTCTACTGGCTCATTATATAATAATTGAAATAAAAGTTTAAACGAAATTTCCGAACCCTTAGATTCGTACAGGTCACGTATTCGTTTAATCAGTAATTTTTTATTTGTCAGTACGCCCAGGGGTATGTTTTGTGCATAGTTGGCAAGGAAATAATTTACAAATGCTTCAGTGGTAGTATCTATATCACTGTATGATCTGGCATTCTGTACGATTTCTAACGCACCCTGATCTTGCTCTAGAAATCTATAATAAGCTTCAACAAATGAAACATAGGTGGTAAAATCTGAACGAACAAATTCCGGTAACTGGCTACTTACCAGCGTTGATATTTTTTCCGTTATTCGGGTGGTGGCCATTTACTGCACAGAAGAAGTCATATTAATCGTAACACCAGCAATAGTTCCCCCGGTTGCATTAAGGGTGTTATCATCTATAACAAGTATTTCATTTCTTGAAACACTTAAATTTTGACCGACGTTCTGTATACCACAAGTCAAATTTAGCTCACTAATACCTGTGGGAAAACCACTAGGTGTTATACCTGTTATGCTTACCACCCCGGTAGCATAATTAACAGTACCCACCCCTGCATTAACGGTAAGACCACTAACAGTGTCAACTAATCTTAAAACACCCGAGCCATTAAGATCTGGCGGCGTGCTATCTGGCAGATCAGTTATTTTTACCAATGTACTGACGGTGTTATTTAATATGTAAAAATAACTAGACGTCAACTGACCGGGTTGTATGGAGTTTCTAAATTTTATAGAAGTATCGGTGGTGAAGATATTTGTAGTATTTAATACCAATGGCAATCTTCTTTGAAGTTTTTCCACTACATTGACGCTGAATATGGAAGGACTTGTCAGAAGAATGCTGCTAATTAATTTTGTCTGATTATACGACTTATTAAATTTTTGCAGGTTCGTAGAAAAATAAATGGTAATAGCGCTACTAATTAGATTCTTAATAGCAGTAGAGGTCAGGTTAGTAATTGATGGGTTATATGATGCATTAACCGTTAAGTTTACATAGTAGTAGGTAGGATCTACAAACTCGGGCTGTATTGCCAGTACTTTTTTACTTCTAAGGGTGTCAATTATGATATTGTTTTTGGTAGTATCAGATACCGTGAATCCATTAAATGGTTTTAACGATATAATAACTTTACCATAGATTGGGGGATCATTATCCTCTCCACCCCATACAGATATAGATTCAAAATTAGGATAACGCGATGTGAGTAATGCTTCATAATCGGAGGCTGTAACCAATCTATTACCGGTAGCATTTACTTTAGGGGCATTATACTTTATAGAGGTAATAGTTTCCTCATCAGCCCCGCCGGTAGAATTAGAGTTAACTGTCACAGCTACTGATGCAGACCCGCCTATGCTTGTAAGAGCGGTGAAGGATTGTACTGTAGTACCCGAGACGTTAGCAACCGCGCCAGAGGTTACTATAAATTGTAGCTTAACTATATTACCCTTGGTAAGTTGTTTTCCAATAATACCATCACCAAAATTTATTTCGTATTTTTCTTGGCTGTTTTGTTCCAGGAAGAATATGTTAGAAGTACCATCTAGCCCGGTAATATCGGTAGCCAAAGTAAAGATAGTAGTGGTTAAATCTGAGGGTGAGGTCTGCACAGATACCTGTAGGGTTGTGGTATCAATCGATGCACTGGGTAGGACATATTTAATTTCAGTAGAGTTGTCGGCTACTATATAATTAAAATTTTGTATGGTTCCCTCCACCACACTTACATCGCTAAATGTATATGTTAGCCCGCTTCGTAGGGAGGTCATATCCTCGGTGGTGGCAAAGGTATAAGTGATACCATCGATGATGGTGGTAAATTGAGTATAGCGATCCATGGTCAGACTTGTTGGCAGACCAGTGGGGCTGGTAACTACCACATCTATATCTGCCACAGCACCACGCGCGGAGGTGGGGGTATAGCCCAGATGCTTTGCTATTGAAACAGCTGATGATCTTTTAATAGCTGAATCTAAAAACATCTCATTCATTACCATATTTGCCAAATAGGCATTATAATGGGTGTTGTAGGCTAAGACATCGAGAAGTGATGAAAGGTTGGAGCCCTCAAAATCATAGTCTGTAAAGCTTGTCTGAGCAGTTAGAAACGTTTTTAAATTTGACTTAATTTGGTCAAAATCGAGTTCTGCAATTCTTAATTGGGACATTATCGTACTCGGGTGACAAATGTTGTTAGGGTAATTGGTTTTTCTGAATTATTTACTCTAAAAATAATTTCCATATCGATTTGATTCAGATCTACTCTTTCGCGCACGTTGACATCAAGTACGGTGGCTCTGGGTTCGAATTTTTCAATAACATCAAAGATAGTGCGTTTAATTAACTGTACGGTGACTGGGGTAAAATTTTCAAACAATAAACCATGTATTTGACATCCAATTTCAGAATGAAAGGGTCTTTCATAATGTCTGGTAGAAATTAAATTTCTTATAGCCGACTTTACAGCCTCCTCATCCGACTTCACCGCCACATCCCCAGAAATGGGATTACGCGAAAAAAGAAGGTTAAAATCAGTATAGGTTCGGGTACTTCGTGCCATAGTATTATTTATACCCAGTTGGTAACCTTAACTTGCAAATACAGAAGGGGACCCCTGGGTGATTGTGTTATTACCATATGCATCTCCTATTCTACCGGTACCCTTACCACCTATAAAAACAACAGAGGAGTAAGAACTGAGTGTAGAGTCATCTGTCGAGCATCCGGATTTAGCATGTGGAGACACCGTATTGCCCTGCACAACTATCAATATACCGTTAGCATAAACGCTGTTAGAATTAACCTGACCAACACTAGTTTCTAGAGGCATTTGGCATTTATAACCAGAACCATCCGGAGATAAAACTGAATCGCCTTGTCTTGATACAGCTGGCATTAGACCCCCTGAGCGACCAGAGATAATATACTATTGACAGTGGGAACATAGTTCCAAACCACCCATTGATTCTTTTGGCCAGATATGGAGGAGGTGGGAGTGGGAGAAGAAAAGTCAGTCCTGGCTACCGCACTAAAAGTATACTCCTGGTCAATGGTGACAGGGTTTGGCATATTGTACTCTATCAACGCAAGAAAATCTACCTGGGTAGTTGCAGGGAGTTGAATTGTTGACATGTCTCTTAAAACAAAATTATAATACTCATCATTAAAAACATTTGAGTAAGTTCCAGATATTCTTAACATATTGCTACTAATAGATGCAACAGTTATTCCATGAGTAGTAAAGTCATAGTTAGAAGTAACGCTGGTAGCGGGGAGTATGCCCTCCTCTACATCCAGGGCGCCCATGTATAGAACTTTAAACTCTAAATCTACTGAAATAGTCGCCCCCTGGTATATGCTGGAAATATATGTATTGGCTGCTAGATCAGCAAACCCCTCCTGAGTAAGTATGTCCAGCGGATCCGGACTTACAGCACTAAACCCAACTAAATTAGATACAGCTATAATGAGACTTCTAGATACTGTGGCCATTCTTTATACTAATTGTGTCAATCCATCAGAATGACGGCTATGGTTAAAGAATGTCATGACTTTATTTCTATTCTGTTTATCTATATAAGATATATGAATCCAGGGGTTGTTGGTATAGTTACAATATTCTAATAAAAACTGATCGTATTTAATTACCTTGGCTAATTTAACTGCAATATCATAATATTCTTTTTTCGAAGCACCTTTAAATTGCAAGTCGGCCCCCTGCCCCAGAGGGTGCTGAGATGTCTTAGCATTAGATTTATTACCCGGGTCTCGGAAAGCCGAGGTAACAAACATATTTGGGTATAATTTCTTAACTGGCTCTAATACGTTTAATGCCAAAGCTTGTAGGTTGAGAACAATATCCCCATAAGTTAAAGTACCATGGGCTCTAACTTTATCCCGGGTAACAGCTGCCTTAAAAGAAAGCATTTCCAAAGTAAAATTAGGAGATAGATTATAGTTACCCGGCAACTCAGTTACCTTCTTAAGTTTAACATCTGGGGTGACGACAATATTTTGAGTTGATGATACCGAACTACTCTCGCCCACCACCGGTACTTCTTTAAGATCAGCTGCGGTGGCAAATCCTTGACTAATGATTAAGTTGTCTTGCTCGGTGCGGTCTTGTTTGGTCTGGGTGGCTTCTTCCAGTAACAAAGATTTGTTATCCGCCAAAGTCATAGACTGCGGGTCAATAGTAACGTTGAGGGGAGGATCTTTTCGGCCTGATAAAACTCCAATGTTAGAAATACCAGCTAACACTGCAACCCCGGCTAAAACAGCTTCTGCATTTACGGAATTACCAGAATTAAGGTGCACTGCGCTTCCATCAGCGCTATAAACGCCACCCGCTTTATTACTAATTACACCAGCAGCTTGATTTTTAAGGCCACCCAACGCTTGAACTAAAATATCTGCATTGGCTTTTAAACTAATATTTTTTGTAGCGTGTACGTTTAAAGCAGCGTTGGCAGTTAAGTCTAATACCTGTAGAGCTTGTACGGATACATTAGTATTAGCCTTTAAACTAATATTTTCGGTTGCATGTAAATTTAATGCAGTCTTAGCCATTACATTCATGGTATTATAAGCCTGTACGTTGACGCTTCCCCCGGTAATATTAACCTCATTAGTTGCAGAAAGGTTTAGAGTACCCCCAGCCTGGGCAGTTATATCATTATGACATGTAAGATTAACATCACCGTCAACTTCAATATTAGCATCATTACCCACAAAAATATTACAAGCACCATTAATAGATATATCAGCGCTTCCAGAAATAGAAATTTTACCATTTCTATCTATAATTTCATAAGATGATCCTACAATGCGTCTTACCATAGAGCCATTAGCATCTATCTCTACAAATGTACCAGATTTATGATAGATATGAAGCCGCTCCGATCCCGGGGTATCATCCATCTCAATGATATGCCCTGATTCTGTCTCAGTTACTTTGTTATAGGGATATGCTCCTCTAAAAGCTGATTCTGGTTGATCCCAGGATTCACCAAATGGTAGTTTAGCACCCAGCATTCTGGTTGCGTTCTTGGTTTGCACAATAGTACCCCTGGCATCTCCCTGGGCAAGTTTATTAGTCTCTGATAAACCAGCATATTCTTTGGTGGGGTAATTTGCGCTTGGATCAACAAATCCTGTTTTAAGTACAGATAATTTATCTTGATTATCCGTATTGTTAATATCAAAACTTTGAGCTTCAGCTAATGCAGTGGCTGTA